ATCAAGAAACGCCATATACTCTGGAGAAAAAACTTCCAGTCTCATGTCCTCTAATTCCTGTTGTGCCTTAGTCAGCTCTGCAGTTTTAGCTTCAAAGTCTACTTTGGAAACAGTGTCGTTTCCCTCATCGCCCGTTTTCGTGACATTTTCGTCGCCCATTACTTTCCTCCTTCAGGTGTTACCTGAGTTTTTATTGTCCCCTCTTTCAAGGTGGGGGTTTGACCTTTCGCCGTGTTCTTTAATACTGTCCTTCTTGTTATCCTATAACATTTAGCAATACTATCCATAGCAGCTTTTATATACTTTCCTGTCCATGTTCCAGTAAATGTTACCTCTGGTCGTTGTCCAGGGATTATCTTTAGCGTTAGTGATTTCTCTGCATCTACATCTGGTCTTAATTCATCCCTTAGTTCTTCAGCCGTTAGTGGCATGCCGTTCTCCTTTCATCAGCGAAGTTTTCGCTTGACGTCATCTTTCATTAGTAATCCACGTTTCTCTAGTTCCTTCTTGAACTCACTCTTATCCTTAGTATATACTGGTTTATCACCAAGTCCAAAATGCCATCCTTCGTATCCTTTATTGCTGTTCCTTCTTTCAATATGTCTTTCCCTAAGCTCACGTTCTTTATGATTAGTAGCTAGGTATTGATCATACTCATGACTTGCTAATGATTTATCTCCACTCATACTTCCTCCAATTATAATGCCAATCCAGGAAACCTAGATTGAGGATTACTACCCATTCTCATAAAATCTGTAAATTGCATTGCTTTCTCTGGACTACGTCCAGCACCCTCCCCTGGGAATAACATCTTAGGGTCAAGCCAATCTCCGAGTTCGCCAGCGTATGCTTCCATAAGGTATTGCATATCTGCTCCAGGTTGTTGTGCTGCCACCTGGATAAACTCCATTATCTCTGCTCTACGAGTACGTCTATCTTCTGCTACTGTTTCCTCAGGATTTATACTATATGCGAATTCACCCTTTATCTCAGGACCAGTAAACCTAATCCAATACTTTACTCCATCAGGACCGATGATATCCACTAATCTCTCTGCACTCCAGTTCTGGAATATCATCTGATTTTCCTTACGGATGACCCTTTCTAGTAAATCCGCCATTGTATCTCTACGTTCATCTATCCTAATCATAGATGCAGCTTTTACAATAGAAGCTTCAGTTGCGGTTCTCCGCCCACTAGACTCCTCAAAACTACCCATTTGATTTCTAGAGAAACCTACTATTTCACGAACGTCCTCTCTAACTTCACGTGCAGCATTTGCAAGGTCAGGTGGAACGTGGGATTGAAAAAGAGCCACCGCTTTCCTAATATCTCCATTAGCACCTGCATCTATCTCAACAGCTGCCTTGGGGTCTTCATCTAGTAACTTACTTAGTGCATCTTTACCTAACATACCCTTATCATAGAGTACCTTAAGTAGAGCTACTTTACGATGACGCTTAGCCATAGTTCTAATATCATTTATCTCTTCTTGCTGTGGCTCTATTAACCTAGCGTCTGGTGTCCACCAGAAGTAATCGGGGTCTTCATTAAAACCAAGAACCTCAGCATTGAGTCCTTCCACTTGAAGGAAGTCCATTTCTGGCTTGCGTAACCAATTATCATTGTCCATAGAGAGAACACTTACACTCTGTGTCCTCTTATCATGTATCTCAAATATCTCTACCCATTCATTAACAGAGTCCTGTTCCCACCCCTTAACATTCATCTCAGGTTGTCCTTCTACAGAGGAATCTAACTTAGACTTAAAGTTTCCTTTGAGGTCTTTAGTTCCCTTATACTTAGGATCTTCCTGGATATCTCTAAGCATACGCATCTTTCTAATAGCAAACCAACGTGCGTCCTGCCATTTAGATGTTCCCCAAGGAACTACAAAGTCTAGTGGATTACAACGCATAGCCCAAGGGAAACCAGGTTTGACATTGTCACTATATTCTATATGGTCTCCCTTTTTACTATATTGAGTTAGGGTTAGGTCAGCGTACTCACTAGAAAGGAAAGATGGATTATATCCATATTCAGAGTCGTAACCTAGGATAATCGGACCTCTTCCACAGAGGAAGCAATCTAATATACTAGACTTAAGCTCGTCCTTCAACGCTGTTTCCTTTATTAGGTAATTATCTACCCTCTCTATAACACGTGCGTGCATTGAGTATCCAGGTTTCCTAGGATGTACAGATATACGAGGATTTCTAAAATACACCTGAGGAATGAGAGAACGTCCTAGAGCGTAGATAATTGGAACAGGAACTACACTCTTATTCCAGAATGAACGATACATGGATTTATATCTTTTCCAATCCTGGGACTTGCCAAACACTTGACGATATCTAATCCCCATACGGATTTCTGCTTTCCAGTAATCTAATGAATTCATCTTAATACCAGTATCGGGCATTATATCTCCTTATAAACATACCATCCAAAGAAAAAACAGAGACCCAACAACACAGTGGAGACCAAGGCGACCCTTTAAGTAAAGCCGTTGGTTGTTGGTTTTTAATAAAAACAACGGCGAAATCAAACCCCTTCTAGTGAGCTTCCTGTGCACGTTTTCTATTCTCCTCTGAGTCCGCCGGCTTTTTAATCCCCCTCTTTTCCAGCGACTCCCACTTCTTTTCCAGTACCCTATTGTGTATCTTCTCTTGAGCGTCCACTACTTTCCTTTCAATGCATCACTATACTTATTCTTAGCTTTATCTTTCTTGCCCATCATGAACTTTTTCGCCCTGGATGACTTCGCTTTCTTCATACACTCTTCGTTCATACTTCCTCTCCGTAACTTTAGTTTCTAAAAATATGGATTTCCTTCCCCTAATCCAAAGTAGGGGTCAGCATATTGACTATAGCTACTTAGGTAATCTGGGTTCTCAGTCTTATCTACGTAGGGTTGAAGTTCCAATCCCTTATTCCCAAATCTATCAGTTATCCTATTTCTAGAGAAGATACCCTCTAGTACATTATCCATACTAGTTATTGTAAGTGCTGCCTCTTCCCTCTTCCTGTCCTGAGGTATGGGTTGCCCTGGTCTTGCTATCTGGAGTTGATAAGCTAGGGCATCCAGTATATCCTTCTTACACACCCGCGAGTTCGGTACATAGTCTACAAACTCATCCATCAAATCCCTATGACTGGATTTGCAATGGATGGCAAGATTACTAGCTAGGGGTTCTAGTGCCCGTATCCTAAGTTCCTTAGAAGCTCCAGCTTCAGGTTTCAACTGGCGAATTGTCATCATCGGTACCTTCCCCTCGAACATATACTCGCGGGCGAAGTGAGCCAGGGACTTCTGGTAGTAGACGCTCTCAATCCCAATCGCCTCTGGATGGAACTTCTCCCAGTGCATAGCCAGAAGTTTGATTATCTTACTTGGGTCAAAGCGTCCCTTATCATAATGGAGTATCCAGAGATTATGTAGGTCATCCCAACCGCAGGTGATAACCACTGCATCGCAATCTGACTTACGGACAGGATCAGTCCACTCCGCTAAATCTACTGTGGTGAATATCCTACAGGTCTTAGGAACTTCTTCATTGGAAGTATACTCCTGCAACCACTCCCTCTTGAATAGGCATTCCTCTGGCGAAATTGGCAGAGTGAGGTACTGGGTACTGAACATCCAGCTACCTTGTGCATCATATATCTTCTGTAGTTGTGGGATGTCGTATGCTTCCTTCCACACCGGCGTACACAAACGCCAATCTTTTCTAGTTTCCAGTTCCTTCATATCTACACAACCTCTATGAAAGATAGTATAACTAGGTTCATTTTTCCATATGTAGTCTATAAGGTCATGCTTAGCCCAACGGGTCCCAATGTTGTAGATACGGGTATGTTTGCCGGGGACTAATAGGGAGTGGCTTAGCTTGTGCCAACCAATGGCTTTATCGATGTCCTCTTGCCCTGGCTGTAGTTCCTTTCCAGTAAGATCGTCTTTCTTAGCATACACCAAGTCATCTTCTATAATACAATCATAATGGCGAGAAATACTAGCACCGCCAATACCTGCTGCCTCGAACGTAGACTCTGTAAAGTTATCTGGTCTGTTGATACACGCCGATTCATTCGACCACCTAGTCTTATTGAAGTTAACGGGGATAACCTCAGGGAATAGAATTTGCAACGCAGAGTTAGATTCATATGTCTTCCGAGTAAGTCCTATCATCTTCTCCGCATTAGAGATAACGTACGAAGCGATGAGAATCCTAATATTAGGACCAAGTGTCCAGAACTTATCTTCCCATGCCTTAGTATATGGAAACTCATCTTCCTGTGTCCTAGGGAGAGCTAACCACTGTGGCATGGCTATGCTACAGATCCAAGTCTTAACGAATGAACGGGGGAGGGTCACCTGCTTATTCGCCCCAGGTTTTTGCAAGAACAAACACAACTCTCCGTGGAGTTCCTCGGTTATATCATCGTAACCAGAAATAGCTAGACAGTAGTCAAAGAGGGAGCGTTGACATTGCTTCCGAAGTGCTAGTCTTTCCTTTTCTCCCATTCTCACTAAGCTCAAGCTCATTAACTCTCCCGCGTTACAGTCGTACGTTTAAGGACTCTCTCAAACCTATCTGCCATCTTCTCAGTAACCTCTACAGAGAGCACTGTCTTATCTGTGTGTGGCTTATACCCCGCCCGATCCAAGATAGAATTGGCGGAAGCAATCTTCGCCATTTCGCCCCGACCATTATCGATGATATTCTCGTAGACACCCACTGCCTTAAGTGCCAGTTCTTTAATCCTGTTCTCTACTGGATCGCCAGTGGCAATCTCCGTGGATTTCTTGTCTATTACCTGGGATTGTAGCCGAGTCCTCTGGGCATCCCGCTCTTGGATAAACAAAGGGGAGTTTCTGATAATAGAAACGCGACTCGCGGTCATCCCTATCTTCTCAGCTATCTGATTCCCTGTATACCCACAGATATCCAGGGCGATGATAACTTGTATCTTAGAGGAAAGCTTATCTGGTTCATTAGCAATAGACTTCTCACTCTTAAGTTCCCTAGGTACTACTTCTGGCATTTCTTCTCCCTCTTAACAACCACCGCTTCCAAGGCACTGTCCATTTGACTTCCACATCTACCACAAAACAAAATCTTCCGTTCAAAGACATCCCCGTGGATATGTGCCTCGTACCTGAATCTACAATTCGAGCAAATATAAACTAGCTTCTTCATACCTTTAGATTCTAAACTTATGAATCCCTAATAAAAAGGGATAGTCCCACTTAGTAAACTAAATGAGCTATCCCTTAACGTTAAAGAAAAGACTCCAGTCTAGTGATCAGCTAGAAAGTTGTGGATTTCTCCAGATTAGACTGAGGTCTTTGATATCCTCCATACACCCACTTATGCCAGTCCAGTTTAGTGGGTATAGGCTTTCTTTCTACATCTTCTTCTTTTATATAATACCGTAAAATCTGTTCTTTACTTAGTTGCTCTAACTCAGCAATATTATGACATCTATTACATAATGTTATTAGATTGTCCTCTGTATTTTTACCGTTTTCTTCTCTAGGAACTATATGATGCACAGATAACTGTTGTTTCTCCCCACACATCTTACAAGTATACCCATCCCTTCTCAACACCCAGTTTCTATACGCACTCCACATCTTGGGAGTAATACTTCTTGGTTTATGATATACTCTACTGTGCCAGTCTTGTATCTTTAGATTTTCCATTTTCCGTATTTTTACTATGTTGTATCCCTCAACCTATACTAAGTATAACATATATCCACGATATTGTCAAGGGCATTTTCCGTAATTTTAGATTATATAGGGATATGGCTTTTATTTATAGTGGGAATTGCGAAATGGCTCTTGCCGTTTGCCCTAACTCAAGTGAAATGGGAGAGAGTGGCTTGAAAAGGCAAATGCCCTAAATTTGCGAAAAGAACCCACTACAAGCCCCGAACCCTAAAACTACCTTGTAATTGTAATATGCTAGTATATAAACTAGCATAGTAAACTAAAATTTTGGTAGGTAGTTTTTTAGCCCCAATCTGAAAAAACATTCTCTCTGGGGGGTGCTACCCCATACCGCATAGGGCGTATAGCATTTTTTGACTATCCTTGCGGAGTATATCCTCTTTTAGGTATTAGTAAAGATATATCTATCCCTATGGATAGCAACCACTTAGGAACTAACCACCGGCTTGACAACCGCCGATTTATATGTTATACTTACCTATAAGCACAAGAACCACGCTCTTTGATAACCTATACCATATAGCATAGAGTATCTACTATGATATACACCAACACCACAACTACACGCTTATAGCGTGAGAAAGAGTAGATAAATACTATGGCTAAAAACATTACCGCAACAGGTACATATAAAGCACCAGACACAAAGGAAGACGTTTCCTATGAGTTTACCTACCTTGTTATTGACAATGTCGCCGACGCAGTAGCAGAGCTGGGCGAGGATAAAGTAAAATCCTTGGCTCAACGTATGCTCAAGATTGACGCCAATAACATAGCCCGGGAGAAGGCTAAGAGCGAAAACGGACATTCCAGCCGTAAGGCTATGACCGAGGAAGAGAAAGCCGAGGCTAAGGCTAAGAGGCAGACCGACAAGGAATTGCTGGCTATCCTCAAGCAAAAAGGCTTGAAGCTCTCGGATTTGATGAATATGTAGGCTTTACCTCAAGCACAGCACAAAATGAAGTAGTTATAATATGCTGTATGGTATAGGTTATCCATATCTTTAGATATTCCCACCTAGTATCTCCGTAATTTCAGTTATTCTACATAATCTTATAGGCATAGTCTTTTTTTTTTTTTTTTTTTTTTTATATATAAGATAGAGAGGGAAACGGAACTTGTGTTGATGATGTATTTCTATTTTATAACCTGTTTACTTCCAACTACTTACAACTTTTACCCCTGTTTTATTCATTAGTAAAACTTTTGCATTATATTCTATTTTACGTAACGTTTTTATAACTACTACTCTACCAAACACTTATGAATATTTATTCTTATTATTACGTTTTATAACTGCATAATCCCAGGGTTTCACCAACGAACTGACCCGAAATTTAAGATTATGTGTTATTTTTATCCACCGTAAACTTATCCCCTAAAATTGCGTAACCCTATGATACTCATTGGGATAAAATATTTCGTTACCCACTTGACAAGCCCAAGATTGTGTGTTATACTTACTATACCAATAAATAGTGCCCTTGGTAATCCAAAGTTACACATAATAAAAATCTGAATTTACAAGTATATTCCACCAAACATATATTGAAAGGAGGAATAAAATGAAGACCTTCGAGATATTCTGGAGAAACCTAACAAAGGAAAGCCAAAAGGAAATGATTAAGCAAGGATTTAAGTTAGATAACAATATAAACTTAGCACCCTTAGCAATAATAGAACAGGAAGAGGATGTAGAATAAGGAGAAATCCAAAATGTTTAAGAAAAGAATTAAAAGAGCAGGGTATATCCTACAAGATGTAGATGGACAACTTTGGTTTGTATGTCAAGAAGGTGCTGGGTCTTGCTATCATAGTATAGAACTTAAGTGCTATGATGACAAGGAAAAGCTTATAGACTTAGGTAGTCGTCCTGCTAAGTGGGTATCAAAAGAGTTTGAAATACCAGAGGATTTATAAAACATATGGGACGTAACCTCAAGCGTAGATTATTAGAGCAAAGATTAGCAAAGAAGAATATTACCTGTAGACACTGTGGTAGTTATATATTCAGGGGAGATAATTATACCTACTCTACTATTATTGGATTCTGGGGAAGTTATCATACTGAGTGTTTTAAGCTCCTCTCCGTAAGTTTAGAAACTGAAGATACGGGTATGCTCAAGTCAAATAGCTCAATTAAACGACTTGAGATTGATACTGCTCGTCAATTAAAGACTCTTATTTCCACGAATAATAACTCGGGCGGAGTTCAAGGAGAGTACAAATGAAAAAGTTTAAGGTGACTATGGTTCAAGAGGACAGTTATATTACTGAAATTGAGGCAGAGTCAAAGGAAGAGGTATATAAGCTTACTGCAGATGCAGATTGGAGGTATAAGGATACCCTTAATATAGAAGTAGTAGATATTGAGGAAATCCAGGAGGACACTAGTGCTAGGATATTGTCCTAAGTGTAAGGAGAGATCAGTTAGAACAAAGGTATACTCTCCAGAGATGAGGGATATCAGGACAATAGGAGTTCTCAAGAGAGTTGAGTTTTGTATCAACCGTGGTTGTGGCTATAAATTAGAACTACCAAGTATAATGGAGAAAGCAAATGAAAAAAGCTAAAGCAGAAAAGGTAGTACCAAAGATGCCAGAGGGTATCTCCGTTGCAGAACGTCCTGTTGGTCTTGAATTTATGCAACGAGGGAATGAACGGTGGACGCTTGTTATCCAAGGACTTGAAGCACTTGACTCCACCCATTGTATAAACATTGCTATCGATGGTCTAAGCAAGAATCAGATTAATGGTATTAAAGCTTCTATTAAGCATGCAGGAAATAAGTTAGGGTACACAAAGAAGATAAAGTTTGCGGTTAAAGGAAATCTACTATACATATGGAGTAATAACTAAGGAGAAAGGAAACTAAAGTGATAAACATCTATGAAGTAACATATATCTTAGTGTGTGGAGATGACGGACTTATCTCTCATACTATTAAGGGTATTAAAGAGGTAATGCCTCCCACTAAAGATGAAGCAGAGGATGAGAGTGAGGACGTAGACACCAATGATTAAAGAACCTGTATCTTGTAGGTATGAACCAGGTATGGTTTGTTTTCATATAGGAGACTGTGTCTTTCCATCCCTTACCTCTTGTCTACAACAGAATCTATACCTCGCTCAAAAGGAAATATCTCTCCTGAAGGAAAAGAAGAACCAACGGCATACTAAAGTATCCCTGAAGTGGAGGGATAGTGCATTCTATCATAAGAAGAAACTAGTAGCTCTAGAAAACTGGCTTAAGTCTAAGGAAATAAAGATACCAAGTATCAGCGAGCTGTTTCCTAGATCATCCCCCGTAATTTCAGAATCTAAAGATATAGATATCCTACAAAATGGAGGAACAGATGGCACAGGGCTTCGTGGTAGTAATCAAGAGGGCGTGGAATAAGGAAGAGGAAGTATATGGAGAGGCACCTACGGAGAACCTGGCTATATCCAGGGCGGATCGACTCTATACTCAAATGATACTCGATACAGTCGCCGTTCTTGAATTGGATGGAGAGATGATAACTGTACCCTATAAGAGGACTCGTAGATGTAAACATACTAACGTACAGTATTCCCTTAGGGATGATAAAGTAGTTCCAGTTTGCGAAGAGTGTGGCATTATTATGATTCCATTCGTTCCTGAGATATCCGAGGAAGCTTCTCAAACTGCCGGCGTGGCTCAAGGGAAGGACTCGGGCTCAAGCCTGGGACTTTCGCCCAGTGTTTTATAATAGACACCCTTCTCGAGTGTTGCCCTTGCTCAAAGGGTTTGGTTTTGTGCTCCGCTTTTGCTTTTCATTCAACAGAAAGTTTAGTAAAAGGAGGAAATAAATGAAACGCGGGGATATAATAGCTCGTGATATTACCTTAGAAATAGGTACATCTGTCCTACATAATTGTAGTTCTATGGAAGTAGCTAAGAGTTATATGGAGGAAGACTTTGTATCAAAGTTTGGTTTTTTACCCACCTATGAACTTAAACAGGATGAACTTAATCCAACAGCACAAGCAGTTGTGCTTACACAAGCAGTTGTACAACATGAAGAAGCTCAAGTTAATTGGGTGATTGATGGAGCTTGTGCAATTAGGCATAAAGATGGAACGTATAGGATATTTGAAGTAGTAGATGAACCAGAGTGGAAGGTTATCCAAGAAAGTGTACCTAGTTACCAGTCATCTGTGGAAAATCTAAGTGACGATGACCTAAGGAAAGCTATAGATAGTCTAAGGGAACAGAGATCGTTTGTAACAACTAAGCCTAGGAAAACATCTACTAGAACTTCTGCAGTAGATAAAAGTGATCCCTTAGCTGTGGCTCTTGCGTCTATGCCCACAGATAAGAAACTTGAGCTTATGAAAAAGATGGGAATGGTAGATTAAGGAGTCCAAATGAAAGCAGAGATAGAGAAGATATTATGTATTGCCTGCAATGATTGCACAGACCACCCAGCAGATTGTATGATGGTTAGTAACCAAGCCCAATCCCTCACCGCCCTGATTATAAAATGGCTGGAGGGGAAGAAGATTGATATTTTAGACCACCACGAAAAGTATCATAAAGATTGCCATAGGTGTATAGAAATATTGGCTCACAACCAATTAATCACAGAACTGATAGGAGAGGTGAGATGAAGAATGAATACGAAATGTTATTTTGTTTTAAGTGCCAGAAGTTAACAAAACATTTAATATGTTGGGGTCAAGGAAAAACTACTAATGTTCCTAAACAATGTTGTATTTGTGGAAGCGAGGAATAAAATGCCAATGACCCCAGATGAAGTGGTAAAGAACTTAGAAATGTTTAAAGAACAGATTGAAAGAGCAAGCGAATCAAGGAAAGTTAATGGGGAGTATGAAGAAACTTATCAAGCTCTCCAATCTGCTATCTCTCTTCTCCAAGACTACCAGAAGTTGAGGGAACGGGTGAGTGTGGAGAAGATATTAAAAATAATAGAAGATAATCTTGAATGTAAGGATGATGATGTGATTGGTTGTCATATAAATGGGAAAAACGCTTCAGCCCAAGCAATCATAACTTATTTACAACAACCAACTGAACACTAAGGAAGTAGAGATATGATTAAGTATCCCCAAGAACTAAAAAAGGAAAAGTTAAGAAAATTATCCGCCACCAAACTCAAGCCGGAAGAGTATTGTTCGTGTGGAATGAAAGACCCTGCTGATGACGGAAGTGGAAAATGTATGAATTGTGGACTAAGAATAAATTTCAAGCCCACCGAAGTTAAGCAAGAACTTTCTGCCTGTTGCCTAGCTCCGGTTAAAATTGAAGGCGAGCCAGATTTCCCTGGGGATAAGCACGCTTGCACTCAATATTATGTTTGCACTAATTGCGGCAAACCTTGCGATAGAGCGAGCGAGGAAAAGGCGGAAGAGATAGAGGAAATAGATATAGCAAGTAATCTTACAGCAGATGATGTAGTTAAGAGAGTAATGATAAATAAAATTAACGAACTAGTGAGAGCTTTTAATAAAAAAGGGGAGGAGAAGTGAAAGATAAGTGGAACTTTGATGGTCACAAACTTTTATATCATATGGATCGTGTATATGATCATTACAGAGATAACAAACGTATCTACCCACTTCATATGGATATTGGAGTAACTAAAGCATGTAATGCTAAATGTATTTATTGCTACGGTATTTTCCAGAAGATGACGGGCGAAATTGTACCTGCTGATGTTTTATATAGGCTCTTTCAAGACGCACCTAAGTTGGGAATTAAATCCCTAACACTTACTGGTGATGGTGAGCCTACACTGAACCCAGGCGTGTATAATGCCGTTACTGTTGGTAAAGCTAATGGCTTGGACATTGGTTTTGCTACGAATGGCATCGCCCTCACTTCTGATAAGATTAAGGTACTACTTAATTCCTGCACCTGGCTCAGATTCAATTTATCTGCAGCAGACCAGCTATCTTATAAGACCATTCATGGCGTAGACGCATGGAACAAGGTGCAGGCTAATATTTGGGAAGCCACTAGACTAAAGAGGGAACTTGGTTCTAAGTGTACGATTGGGTTGCAAATGGTGCTAATCCCTGAAGCAGAGAAGTCAGTACTTCCTGAGTCCCTTTTTGCTATTGCTACTGGAGTGGACTACTTTGTAATTAAGCAGTATAGTGATCCTGGGTGTAAGGAAATGTCTCCTTTTGATTTGGATAGGTATGATGAAATGCAAAGGCTACTTAAAGTAGCAGCAGGTATGTCAACAGAACGTACTCAAATAATACCTAAGTTTAGTACTATAGCAGCTAAAGGTAAGAGACCATATGATAACTGCGTGGATTGTCCACTAATCTTCCAGATTTCTGGAAATGGTAAGTGCTACCCATGTGGATTCTTATTTGGAGATGAGGAGTACTGTTATGGAGACCTTAATAAACAGTCACTTCAAGAGATACTGGATAGTGATAGATACTGGAGAATTATCCATTATATGAGGCATGGATTTAATGTTCATACTCAATGTAAAGGGAGCTGCAGACACGATAAGACCAATGAGTTTATTTGGAATTACCTACAAATACCAGAGCATCTTAACTTTATATAGAAAGGAGAAGATTATGAAAAAGGTATTGTTACTTTTATGTTTAGTATTAAGTGGTTGCTGTACTACTACGTACGAATATCTAAAACCTACTAAGATATATGAGTTGGAAGATGGAAGTAAGATACGAGTATATTCTACGGTCAACGAAACAATCTATGTAGGAAAAATGGATGCAGTTACACCGAGGTAGTTCGTATCTTTAGATTATAAATTTACAAGGGAGGCTCTATGTACCAAATAACTAAGATAAGCATAGAATTACTATCCACACCTGAGTTATTTAAAGCAAGAGATGCTATGAAAGTGCTTGAAGACCTAGATATACGTGAAATGGATGTAGACGCTAAACATTTAGTTCAGGATTTAATAAATAAAAGAACACAGGGGCAAGAATGAAAACTCCAAATACAAAGATAGAGATGAGTTTAGGAGACGTTATCGATCGTCTCACTATACTTTCTAGGAAGATATACTTTGGTGAGGAGGGTGCATATAAGGAGCATACTTATCTAACAGAGGGTTTAGATAAACTTAATCTTAAGTTATCAGGATCTCTTCTTTCTGCAGTTATTCGTCTTAACCAAATGAACATAGAGATTTGGATATTAGAGAATGAAATTAGAAATGATACAGAAAATAAAATGGACAATGCAGAAGTAGGTAAACGTGCAAAGATGATAAGAGATTTTAACAAGAAAAGAATAGAGTATAAGAATGAGATAAACAGGATAACTGAAAAGGGATTCAGGGAGTTTAAGACAAGGCACAGGAGTCAGTAATGAAGGATAAAAGGAACTGGATGATATTTAGGGTTAGGGGAATTATCGCTACAGCAGAACAGATACATAAGAAAACAAAGTTACTAGAAGCGGAACGAGTGGCTACTTGGGCAAACGAATTAGTGGATAAACTAAAGGAGAAAAGATGAAAAGTAAGTGGAATGCAGATAGTTTATTAGAGTTTGAGTTAAAGGTAAAAGAAGAGTTTGAGGCGGGTAGGATTAATTGCCCCATCCACTTGAGTGGAGGAAACGAAGAATTCCTAATAAATATCTTTGAGATGATTAATCCTCAGGACTATGTTCTATCCACACACAGAAGTCACTACCACTATCTACTAAAGGGAGGAGACCCTGATGTCCTTATGGCGGAAATTAAAGGAGAGAAAAACGGGTGTTGTGGAGGTGTAGGTAGGTCAATGCATATCTACGATACTAAACTTAATTTTTACACCTCTGCAACTGTTGGCGGGAATTGTGGTATTGCTGTGGGGATCGCCCTGGGAATCAAGAAGAGATATCCAGATATAAATAAGAAGAGACCGTACGTGTGGTGTTTTCTAGGTGATGGTGCAGAAGATAGTGGACATTTTATAGAGGCGGTTAGATTTAGTGTTGCAAGAGGACTTCCTTTGACTTTTATAGTTGAAGATAATGACTATGCAGTGGAATCTACGAAAAAGGATAGATGGATGAATTTCAGTCCTATACAAGCGAATAATATTATTAGGTATGCTTATCAGAGGGTGTTTCCACATGTGGGGGTGGGTAAGCACGTGAGTATGTAGGAGCAAAGCACAGAAAATATCCTTAAAGTATATAAAACTATTATTTCTTTACCAGAAGAGGAGATAAAATGAAATACAAAGATGGAATCACAGAAGCAATGACCACATTAGGAAAAAAGAAGGACACTGTTTTCCTTGGTGAGGGATTGATTAATGCAGGTAAGATATATGGTACTATGGAAGGAGTAGATAGTAAGAAGTGTATTGAATTTCCGATTGCGGAGAATTTAATCATGGGAGCAGCCATTGGTCTAGCTATAAATGGATTTCGTCCAGTGGTTATCTTCCAGCGTATGGACTTTATGACGTGTGCTTGTGATGCAATAATCAATCACCTACCTAAGATGAGTGGAGATAAGATCAAGCTTCCAGTTATCATCCGAGCAATTATTGGTAGTAGGGATTCTAAGTTTGATGTGGGCATCCAACATAATAAAGATCTAACAGATATGTTTAAGCCTTGGATATATACAGTAGTTCTAAAGAAAAACATGGATATCCCTCACTATTATAATCTAGCTTATGAAATGAATGGTCCAACGTTAATAATAGAAGATAGAGATTTATATGAGGAGAGTAAATGAACGAGATAGTACTCCCACCAGAAGTAAATTATGTAGCAGCTTTCCTTACACTAAGGTGTAATCTTAACTGCTCCTACTGCTTGAATCATCAAGGTGACTTCAAACTGCCACAGGAAATGTCTGCTAAGGATTGGATAGAAGGACTATCTAGGATATCCACTAGGATAGACCTACCTATATCTATCCAGGGCGGTGAACCCACTATCCACACTGGTTTCTATAAGATAGTGAATGCCCTCCATTTCCAACATAAGCATATGGACTTACTCACTAATGGAATGTTTGACCTTAGGGATTTCTGTAGTAATGTACCAGTAAATATCTTTCGGCGAGAAGCTAAGTATGCCAGTATTAGATTCAGCTATCATAATAAAATGAGTCCTATTGCTCTTGCACTTAAGGTATGGGAGTTACAGAATCGGGGATACGAAGTAGGTATCTGGGGGATAGATAATCATAGTGAGTTAAATAAGCCAATGAAGCATTTATGCACCTGTCTAAACATAGATTTTAGGGAGAAGGAGTTCCTATCTAAAACTAGTGGTACGTATAAGTATCCAGAAGCGATTACTGGAGGAAAACATGAAGAAGTGTGGTGTAAAAGTAGTGAATTACTAATAGGACCAAGTGGTCATATTTTTAAGTGTCACTCTGATTTATATGCTAATAGGAATTGGATTGGACATATTCTTGATAATAACAATCCTGAGTTTATATTTCGTGAATGTAGTAATTACGGAATGTGTAATCCATGCGATATTAAGTTAAAAACTAATAGACTTCAAGAGATGGGTTATTGTGCAGTTGAAATTAAAGGAAGGGGAGTTAAAGTTATTTAATAAAAGGAAAGGAGGTAACTTTGCTTGTTACTATACTAGGGAGTAGGAGTGGGAGTTGGAGTGGGAGTAGGAGTAGGAGTTGGAGTGGGAGTAGGAGTAGGAGTTGGAGTGGGAGTGGGAGTAGGAGTAGGAGTGGGAGTGGGAGAAGGAGTTTATAAACCATAAAGGAGACCTAAATGACAAAGACATTAGAAGTATCAGATGAAACGTATGAAAGAATTAAAACTCAGTTGCTAGAAGATGAAAAAGTGGATATTTCTAATTATGATGAGATGGTAGGACATAGCTTCTTCTTTCGTACAGTTACATATCACCTAGTTGGTAAGATAACTAAAAGAGTAGGTAAGTTCTTTCAGTTAGAGCAAGCTTCTTGGATTGCGGATAGTGGAAGATTCATGGATTTTATTAAATCAGGTAAGGTAAATGAAGTTGAACCAGTAGGTACTTGCTTTGTGAACCTAGAAGCGGTTACTGACATGTTTCCTTGGAAGCACAAATTATTCACGGAACAAAAGTAAAGGAGAATACAAAAAATGCCTAGATTCACGAAGTGTCCAAAGTGTTTTGGTACAGATGTAGAAATAACGGATATGCTTTCTGAAGATGGAAGATTTCAGTGGGCGTGCTGGGACTGTAACTGGATGGAAGAACTTAACCAGGAGGAAAAAGATGCAAGAGAAACAGGAGGAGAAGCAGATAACAAAACCTGAGAGGATATGGGATTTTACTACCATAGATACATTTCAACGTTGCCGTAGATACTACTACTGGCGTATGGTTCGTAACCTTGAAAAGATAACTATATCTCCTGCATTAGAATTTGGAAAAGCGATTCACGATGCACTTGATGTCCACTACACGGTAGGGTCTAATGAAGCCCTTGCTAGATTTAGGGAAACCTATAAGGATATTGAGGGAGATGAGGTTAGAACAGTTGTTAATGGAGTTAAGGTACTTGAGTGGTACGCTAAGGTATATCCAAGAGAACCGTTTAAGATACTAGGAAAGCCAGAAGTTGGTTTCGTATTCCCTATTGGAAATATTATGTGGGGAGGACGATTGGATCTTCCAGTAGAGTGGGATGGACAGTTGTGGGTAATGGAGCATAAGACTACGAGTAGACTGGATTCAAACTTCTTCAAGCAGTTTGCTTTGGATAAACAGATAACTGGATATACGATTGCTGCGGAGGAATGTTTTGGGCGGAAGTGTAGTGGATGTATAGTTAATGCTATTGAGGTATGGAAGGAGCTCAAGCGACCTACGGTGAAGTCGAAGACTCCAGAACAACACTTCGTACGTGATCCAATTATGAGAAGTCAGTTACTTAAGGACAGGTTCAAGGAAAATGTGCAGAAGATAGTTAGGGATATACTTTGGTGTGAAGAGAATAATGAGTTTTACGAGGCAGAGAAAAAGGACGTGTGCTTCTCCTATAATTCAGATTGTCCATATCGTACGCTGTGTGAGTTCGGGGAAGATCCGAGGGTGGTTGAGAGGGATTATAGGATAAGTGAGTGGAAACCTTATAAACAAATGGAGGTAGTAGAGTGATTAAGCTAACTAAAGTTGAAGCAAAAGATATTTCTAGAAGATGTTCTTTAGAGGGAATTACTATCACAGAATTAGTATTAGATGGTAATTCATTTAAGTCTATAACAATGCAGGATAAAAAGGGTGTGATACTTAAGTTTTCATACTCTGGATACAGTGTGGAAATTAATGCCTTAAAAGAACCAAAGTTTGAAGAAAAATGGGTTCTTAAAGGTAAGTATAAAGGACTTGAAGTAAAGGAAATATTTGAGTACGAAAGTGATGCCATGAAAAGAAAAGACGAATTAGATGACTCTAATACATTGGTAATAAATAAAGACCTAGTAGAGGTGGAAGAATGAGTAAACCCAAGTATTGTAAAAACTCAGGTCTTGTAATTCCAGACCGATACTGCAAAGCTTGTATCTTTACTGGCACTAATAAGTGTGTAGCTAAAGCAAAGAAAGGGAAGAAATGAACACATTACCTACACATATAACCCTTTGTACACTTGAATTAGTAGTTATGCCAAATGGAGAACTTATATGTAATGGTAAAACAGTAGGATGGTTTCAAGAGCTTAAAGAATACCTACAAGAAGTTACACAAGTAAGAAAGGAAAGAAATGAACAGTGAACGTTACTTCAGTTGTCTCTTAATTGGTCCACCTGGAGCAGGAAAAACTACAATGGCACTTACTGCACCTAAGCCCATTGTAGTACTAGACGTGGATAACAAGCTACATAAGATGGTAAATGCAGAAGATAAGATGAAGAGTGGAGCGGTGATACAGTGGGCTATCAATGAGCCATTAACTGAGGTTACACTTGCTCGCTTAGCCAGCTTTGATCCAGGTCAAGCTGCTAAGGTCACTATGCAAAGACCAAAAGGGTATATACAACTAGCGGATATGATAGATAAGTTAGTAGAAACTAAGTGTATGATTGATGGTAAGAAAATAGCTACGGTTGTTCTTGATAGTTATACATCCATGAATGAACATCTTAAGAGATTGCTGATGGCTGCTAATGGAACAACTACTATGACATTGCCACTCTTTGGTACAGCACTTACTAACTTCGAGACACTTAATAATACACTGTTGAGACTTCCAGCGAATGTGATTATTATCTGTCATGAACAGGTAGATAAGGACGAGCTAACGGGAAAGATTACCTATAATCCACTGATTGATGGTAGTATGAAAGCAAAGATAGGGAAGGATTTTGAGGAGGTGTATTACCTGGAGAAAACGGTGATAGGTGATAAGGTGAAATATGAGGCTTTAACAGTAGGAAACTCTATGAAGTCATGCAGAACTTCTAGAGTACTTCCTGCTAAGGTGAATCCTAATTTTGAGGAAATCTATAAATAAAAGGAGGAAACATGTTTTGGAATAAAAAGGAAAAGGAATTAACAATATCATTAGTAAAGGAAATAGAAGCTCTTAGAACAGAGAAAAGAAAGTTAGCGGAAGATGCTATTAAAAATCCTGAGATAATTAAGAAGTTAAAAGAAGAAATATCGGAGTTAAGTTTAACTAAGAAAATGGAGATGAGAGAAGTAGAACATCTAGTAAAGATGGCGAAGGAAAAGAATGCTATAGAGTTTGAGAAGAAGATAGCAGAAATAGAAAAGGCGAAACAAACTGAGATGTCTACTATGCAGAAAGAATATTACGAAAAACAAATGGCAGATTTAAAGAGTACTACAGAAGCAATTCTGAAGAGGTTGCCAGACATAACAATGTCAATTGAAAAAACGATAAAGGAGTAAAACATGGCAGCGTTAAGTGATTATGGTGATTACCCTTTTGCTAACTATCAAACTGCAGCTGCAACTGTAAGTAGGTGGTATGGTGATCTAATCAGTCAAGATACAGCATATTCTCCAGTACATTCCTATGAATCCATACGTAAAACACCTAAACCAAAAGGGTTTATAGAAGATCTTCGTTCTGAGATAAATGAGTGGTTAAAAGACGCATTAGTCTAGGAGAAACTATGAAGAAAACTTATCCTAAGGGATGTACTGATCTAGGTAGATTATACGATCACCTAGACAAAGAAGAGAAGGCGAAAAAGAGAGCAGAATTTCTAAACTCTAGAAAGGAGAAGCCTATAGAGAAGAAGGAGTAAATACCCAGTGGAGAACAACCATTTAGGTTGCATACTGGAAGGGCAGTTCCAACTGCTGATTATAAAAAAGGAGAAGTAAATATGCGTATCAATGTAGACCCAAATACAGAAGCTAGTGGTTTTGATTATGTAGAGAATGGATTGTATCGTCTTAGGGTAGTCAACGTGGAGCTTAAGAAAAAGGAACATCCTTATCTCAACTGGGAACTGGAAATTGCTGATCCTAATGTCAAGGGTATTAAAGGAAAACAACCTGGACATATATTTGAGATCACTACTCTTAAGAGTGGTAGCAACGCACAATTTAGGCTTAGACAAATCTGTGAGGCACTTGGGCTAACTTGGGGCGACTTTGAAACAGAGGACACTAAAGGTATGGAGTTAGATGCCTACCTGAAGGTCAAGGAGTATAATAGTGTGTTTAGTAATGAGGTTGACAAGTTTATAGCAATTAAGAAATAACCTCAATATGGAGTAGGCTGTCGTTTAATTGAAAGGACGCCAACACGTGGTGTGGGTTTGAACCCCACCAGCCTCTCCCACATTTTCAGAATCTAAAATTACGAAGAGGAGGTTAAAATTGTTACTTCCAATGTTGAAAGCAGTAAGCAAGATGATAACTCCACCATTTGATAAATTAGAAGTAATGTGTACAAGAGTTGAAGACGCAAGAGTAATCTTAGATGAGATAATAAAGTCTTTAGAAAACCCTACTCAAAACCTATGTCCATCAGTAGGTACCTGGTCATATACCTCAACTGAACCCCAAACCCAGTGTCTAAAAGAAAAAACCGGCGAGAAGCCAGTGCTTGAGACAAAACCAAAGCTTGAGACCAGACCAACAGTTGAGACCCACGGGGATGAGTGGATGATAACAGTAGATGAGAATATGGGATTAGTTATAGTGGATTTTCCCATGGATGGATTAGTGGAGTTGGATGGGAAGAAGATGGAGTATAGAGAAGCGAAGGGATGTAAGTTTAAGAAAGCGAGGATACTTTGATTAGTTCTTGGATGATGAAAGTACTTCTAGTTATCTATGGAGTAATAATGGTTACTGCACTACTAGAGAAAAAATGGTATCTTGCACTCTATTGGTTTGCGGCAGGACTGCTAATGATTAGCATATTGAAAGGAATGAAATGAGAGGATTATGTAACTTCTTTGATGGTGGAGTTTGTTGCCATCCAGAACACGGATTTGAAATAGGTGAAGTTTCAGGGGACTTTTGTGATAGGTGTCCCTACTACAGAGGAGATGATGATGCCACAGATAAAACTAATTGACATAAAGGTGGGTGAGCGTTTCCGTACTGCCTTCGAGGGGATAGAAGAACTTGCTGCATCTATTCAGGAGTATGGATTGATTGAACCAATCGTGTGTGATGAAGGAAATATACTTATAGCTGGTGAACGTAGACTTAGAGCACATCAGTTACTAAAGAAGGAAACTATTGAAGTTAAGTATATGAATGAGTTGGATGACCTTCAGAAAAGGGAGATTGAGCTAGAGGAGAACCTGCATAGAAAAGATTTTACCTGGCAAGAGGAAGTTACGGCGAAAGCTAAGTTACATGGACTTAAACAGAAGATACATGGTGCTGCAGTTAAAGGGCATGATAGTAAAGGCTGGGGCATTGGAGATACAGCTACTGCCCTCGGCGAAAGTGCAGCTAAGACTAGTATAGACATAGCACTAGCTAGAGGTATGAAAGCTTTTCCTGAGTTGATGAAGGAGAAGGGAAAGTATGCAGCTATCAAGAAACTTAAACATCTGCAGGAGAAAGTGCTTCAAGATGAACTAGCAAGGAGAATGAAAAAGGTTGGGATTATAAGTAATCCTAATATACATTGCGGTAATTGCTTAGTAGAGTTGGAGAAGATTGAGTCTGGTTCTATAGACTTAGTGCTAACTGATCCACCGTATGGTCTAGATATAGAGAACTCACAAGTCTTTGGACGTGAACAGAAGAAGGATACTAGGTTTGAAGATGGTGAGTTTGAAACCTTTGACCTTCTGGATAAGGTCATCCCTCAGCTCTACCGAGTCCTTAAAGATGATAGACACCTCTTCCTGTTCTGTGCTATTGACAAGTTCTCCAGGGTTAGAGAGATGTTAATTAAGCACGGTTTTTGGGCACACCATATACCGTTGATATGGGATAAGGGTAGTGGTAGCTATCCTAGTCAGTCAACAACATTCGTTCATAGCTACGAACCCTTCATCCACGCTATGAAAGGAAAGAGAAAGTTATTTGGAACTCCACGTGATTTATTCTCCATCAAAAGAGTACCTAGTGATAAGAAGATACATCCCACGGAGAAACCTACGGAGTTGTTGCGTACGTTGATTGGTCTAACTACGCTAGCGGGAGAGATAGTACTAGACCCATTCGCCGGAAGTGGTTCAACTATTGCTTCTGCAAGGGAGTTGAATAGACAATCTGTTGGAATTGAACTTGATCCAGTGTATCATGAGAATATACTAAAAAGATTAGGAGAAATTACTGAAGCTGTTGATACTGACCTACAAGAGGAGGAAGTATGAGAAAAGTATGTCCTAAAGATACAATGCATAGTCCATACGTAAATCCAGGAGATACCTATTGCACTATATGTGGTACAAAGCTAGAAGATAAGAACATGGTTTGTGAGTGTGGTAAAGACTACGGCGTAGCTGATCACTTTTGTGCAGATTGTGGGAGACCATTAAAATGAGTAAATTGATTAATGCAATAGAAAATCTTACAATGTCAATAGATGGATTGGAGACGTCTATAGCAAAAGAGATAAATAAACTAACTCAGGAAGTTATTAAACTAAATGAGAGGATAGAAGATGCCTCAACTTGTGCTGGGGGAGGGAAAGCGTGAAAGTAAAGTTTGGTTTATTGGAGAGTGCCCAGGAAAACAGGAGGAAGAAAAAGGAAAACCTTTTGTTGGCGGAAGTGGGCAAGTACTTGACGGGATACTGCAAGAAGTGGGGATTAAAAGAAGCGAAGTGTATATTGATAATGTCATTCAACACAGACCACCAAACAATGATTTCAGCATATTCTATAAAGACAAAGGGAAGAAAGTCCAGAGTGAAGAGTTACTGGAAAGATACTCCCAACTTCAGGATTTGGTCCACACCTATAGACCAAATGTAGTTGTAGCTTTAGGAAACGAGGCACTTCGTGCACTTACATCTAAGAACCAAATAACACACTGGCGAGGAAGTATTCTTGGTTGTCGTGGAGTTAAGGTTATTCCTACGATACATCCAGCTATGGTTATGCGTCAGTATGAGTTTCGCCCTGTTGTAGTAATGGATATGCATAGGGTTAAGAAGGAAGCTTTGTCTCCAGAGTTTCCCATTCCCTATAGAGATAGGTTTATTATAAACCCCACCTTTGATCAGGTAATGTCTACTCTAAAGTTCCTAGAGAATCAAGAGTATATAACATTTGATATTGAAACCAGCCAGGAGTTAGAGCAGATAATCTGCATTGGCTTTGGTTGGAGTAAGGAAGATAGTATCTGTATACCTATATTCTATGGAAGCAATAGTTGGTGGACAGCTAGTGAGGAGTTAGCAATCATCCAGCAAGTTAAGAAACTTTTCTCTTGTCAACATCCTAAGTTTATTGCACAGAATGCTCAGTTTGACTTGATATACCTTGCAGATAAGTGGGAAGTGGATGTGGATAATGTTAATCTATGGATGGACACGATGATTGCTTTCCATTGCGTGTATCCTGAGTTCAAGAGAGGACTTAGCTTTCTAACCTCAGTGTATACTAATAGACCATACTATAAAGGAATGCCAGGACAAGTAGGAAATAATCCGGAGGTGCTATGGAAGTATAACTGCTTAGATACGGTAGCTACATTTGAGTGTGCTATGGAAATTAGAAAGGAGGCTGAGGAATTTGGAACTCTTAGGTTCTACCAAGAGAACAGTCATAGGCTTATCAAACCACTTATCAAGATGCAACGAAGAGGAGTTAAGATTGATGTAGAACTAAGGAAGAAGATTGACAAGCAGCTTACAAAAGATATTGAGGAAATACAAGGACGTCTACAAAGAGCAGTAGGCTTTGAACTCAACCCTAATAGTCCAAAACAGATGAAGGAGTTTCTCTATGAGAGTCTTAAACTTCCACCACAATACAAGAAGAATACTCAAGGAAAAGAAGTCATCACCGCAGACGAAGAGTCCCTCGATGAGTTATTTAAGAGATTCAATAATCCAATCTTTAGACTCATACAGGACATACGAAAGGCAAGAAAGTTACTATCCACGTATATCCGAGCTGAGATAGAAGATGATGGAAGGATGAAGTGCTCATTCATAATTGGAGGAAATACAAAAGATGAAGATGGAAATGAGAGAGCAGGTGGCACAGAAACAGGACGTCTTAGCTCTAGGGAGAATATCTACGGGAGAGGCACTAATCTCCAGAATATCCCAAGGGGAGATATTGTGCGAAGTATATTTATCCCAGACGAACAACGAATATTTATCAACGCAGATTTATCACAAGCAGAAGCTAGGGTTGTGGCATACCTTGCTAGGGAAGAAAGGCTACAAAATTTATTTAGTGATCCCACACAGGATATTCACAAGAGGAATGCAGCAATGGTATTTAATAAAGGAATTAAAGAGATTACTGAAGAAGAAAGACAACTCGCTAAGACACTTGTGCATGCAGCTAATTATGGGATTGGACCAAGGAAGTTCTCAAAGCACATTGGACGAAGT